ATACTATCATACAAGATGTATCTACGTTGTGTTTTTTCATAGTGTAGCGTCTTCTAATCCAGCAGTGCGTAATTTTACAATATTAGAAATTTGCCACTGCTTAATGTCAAGAGCCTTAATAATACCTAGCCACTTGTTACGTAGTAAGGCAAAGTCGTTAATGATTTTTTCAAAATCTACGACATCGGCTTCGCCTTCTACGAATTTTTCACAATCTCTGGAAGATAGACTGCGCTGGTAATTTTCAAGATATTTACGAAAATGCTGACTGCGAAGTCGTCGAAGTTCGATATTAAGATATTCTAATATGGCTTCAATTTCTTGAAGTTGGTTAAATCGATTTTCTACAATGCCGGGCATATTAGCAGCAGCTTTTTCAAGATTTCCCGTTATTCGAGAATCTATTTTTGCTGCTAATAATTCAGCTTCATAGTATGCCACAGCATCTGGTATTTGTGAGATATCTTTCGAAACTCGATCATACCAATTCATTTATTCCTCATCTTCGTAATAATCTTCTTCGTCTTCGATTTCTTCACCGTCGATGGCGTATTCAATAGCACCGTCAAGATAGGGATCAATTCCTTGTAGACTTTCTAACACTGTGTCTTTAATTCCGTGATCGACTAATGTGTTAACGAAATCAAAAGCAACGTCAGTTCTATGTTTTTCAGGAATATGTTCAACTACCAGGGTCCAGATATCTGCAATTAAATCATCTTTCATTTAGACTGTCTCCGTTTCAGGTTCAACTTTATTAGTTATCTCGGAAACGGAATTTTCACCGTGTTTTGAAATGTCTGACATAATAGCATCTAATCCGCCGTTCTCATTTCTTTCCCACGCCTTACGAAACTGCTTGATGATTTCTCCATCTTTGGTCGTATATGCAAGACTATTGCCTTCTTTCTTGAGAATGCCTTTAGCCTCGGCTAAATCTACTAAACCGCTATATGGATTCATTCCTGTTTCGTAGGGAATCTTTACCTGCACTGATTCGAAAGGTTTAGCATAACGTGTTTTCATAATCTTACAGGCAGCACGAATACCACGTACTTCTGTAATTTTATTGCCGTCATCATCTTCTTTAAGTTTAAGTTTCTTCATTGCAACAACTATAGATGAAGCGTAGATGAAACCTTGACCGCCGGAGATCTTGTCATCTGGGTCAAACATATCCTGACTTGCATATGTGTGGTTGGTTGCTACTAGACCAATGTTCAATGAACCGAACATATTCACACAGTTACGAACAAGTGCTGTTAATGCCTTAGGCTTACGACCCATATCACCTTTTAAATCGCCTGCTTCAAATTGATTGACGTCTGTTGGAGTGAGCAACATACCGAGCGAATCGAGCACGAACAAAACTTTAGGACGAGTTTCTTCTGGCATTGCTTTATATTCTGCAACAAATTCTGTAATGGTCTTTGCTACATCGTCGATCATAGCCATATTAAGTTTCAATAACTTATCTTCGCTGGTATCAACACCTAATGCTTTTAGCCAATCTTCGTCGAGCGCATTTTCTGTATCAACTAAGATAGGATAAATGCCCTGTGCCTGTGCCGCCTTAATAAGATTACCAGAACAGATGTATGACTTTCCTGCGCCACTCTCACCTGCAAATACAGTCACTTTACCTAACGGAACACCTTTGTGGAAATCGCCGCTGATCAGATAATTCAATGCGTAATTACCTGTGCTGACCCAATCGGTTGGATCATTGAAGCCAATTGACAAGCCTTCGATAGACTTTGTAATTGACTTTCTAAATTTAGAAATATCAAATGCTTTTGCCATTATTGATCTAACTCCATACTATTATATTCTTTAATTAGCTGAATCAATTCTTCTTCGGTGTTACAAAGAGTTTTTGTGTTTGCCCAGTCCTCTTTTTTATTACGACCACCTACTTCTACCATCCAGCCGTTATCATAACGGTAAATCGTGATCGATTCACTTACTTTCGTTAGTTTAGATAATTTTGTCATTTAAGTCTCCTGGAATGAAAAACCCGAACGGTAAGACTAGGTCTCAGAGGTTCGGGCCGTATTAACTATTACTGTTTACGATTGCGAATCATCGCAAGGATGTCTTGCGCACGACTTGAATTATCGCCGTTAGCTGTTGATGCTGCTGGCGCTGCTGTTGCAGGTGCAGATTTTGCAGTCGACACAGGCTCGTCGTCGGCATCTTCATCGACTTGAGGTCTAGCAACAGCTTTATTCGGATCGCCTGTGGCAGCACTCATTCCGGCTGGCTTGAAATATTGACCCCAACGGTCCATATCATAAGCTTCTCCGTTAACTGATGCTTCGAACATTTCTTTCATTACTTTTAGTTCGACGTCTGTGGGCTTTTTAGGCAAGAAGTCTGAAAGATTAAAGAGTCCGTGCGACTCGATCGCCGATTTCTCTTGGTCAGTTAATGAACGCTCACGACGACTCCATTTTGAAGTACTGTAGTCAGCAAAACCGCCTTTGCTGGTTTTAGCGATGCGGAAGTCAACACCACGCAGGAAGTCAGTTGGCAATTCTTCCAACTCTGGGTCCATTAGTGCTGAACGGATGATTTGATAGATTTGAGGACCAATGATAAATCTACGGATAGGGTTATCTGGTGTAGTATCTTCTTTGAGCGGATCTTCAACAACATATCCTTGGAAGATGTATGAACGCTTCTTCCAATACTTACGACCCATTTCTTCTAGTGATTTGTCTTTAAACCAACCACGTACTTCTGATAGGATTGGACAAACAGTACCATCGTTGTACATTTCTACACAGGGGACCTGTACTTGTACCTGACGCGAATCAGTTTCTCCTTTTACACCCGCAAACGGCAATTTAATCATTGCACGTTCTACCCAGAAGAATGTGTTGTTGGCGTTGCCATCAGGTAAGAAACGTACTACGGCTTCTTTGCCTTCTTGCATATTCCAATGTGGGTAAATTGCGTTGTCGCCACCGCCGGTGGAGTTTCCTGAAGTTTTGTTTTGTGCTTCTTGAAGTTTAGCACGAATTTCTGCTAGTGTTGCCATTTTGTAGCCTCCTTATGCCTTAATGTAAATGACTTTTTATATGCCTTTCGCATAACAACTATTATGCGCTTTTTATTTAGCAAATGCAAATAGTTTCTTATCAAATGTGAATATTATTTCACCAAAAGAAAAATCCACGTTAACCGTGGATTTCTCTATATTTGAGCAAAGCTAACTGTCTAGCTAAGAACAATCTCCATCGTATATATTCAGGAAGATCGTTGTCCTCGTCATGTTCTATCTTCGGAGTATTGTAACCTCTATGTATTGAATCTTCAAAGACAAATTCAATTTCACAATCATCTAAAGATAAAATAATCGTTCGATGAGGATTACTTCTTAGCAGGCTCGGCTTTTGCGTCTTTCTTAGCGTCGCTTTTAGTAGGCTCGACCTTTTTGTCAGCTGGCTTGGCTGCTGGAGCGGCTGCTGCCGGTTTGGCTTCTTCCTTTTTAGCGGGTGCTGCGGGTGCTGCGGGTGCTTGTGCGAAAGCGGATACTGCGAATAATGATGCTACTAGAGCTAGAACTGATTTCATATGAAATCTCCTTTTTTGAATTTACGACAGCGAAATTGCTGTGCGTATATATATAACGTCTTAGAAAAACTTACGTTGACATTAATGTCAAGAAAAAGGGCACCAAAGTGCCCAATTTCACTGCTACGAACAATCTTATAAGCCTGCTAGTTCTCTAACTCTTGCCAATTCTGCCAATTCTGGATTTTGTTCAGTGGTCTGTTGCGGAGCCATACGCTCTACAAATTTACGAGCAACATTTTCCGCCTGTTCGCCAAATTTCTTGCCTACCATAGTACATACGCCTTCTGGGCCTTTAGGGAATGTACCTGATTCTTTGTCATAGAATGAAGTGATAAATTCTGCTAATTCTTGAACGCTAAGTTTCTGCGGTTCTTGCTCTTGATCCATGTCTGCCATTTGAGGTTCTTCTGCTGGAACCTCTGCTGGAACCTCTGCTGCAGGCTCTTCGCCGGCCGCAGGCTCTTCAACAAAATCTCCAAAATCTAATTGATCTACCACTTCCGGAGAATTAGATTCCAACCAATCCTTAACTAACCCTCTAACACAGCTATCAGGATCTTCTTTAGCCTGATCTTTGATCTGTTTGAATAGTTCGGGATCCTCAATTATGCCTTTTAAACTTTCTATAGCATTCGATCCGTCTACTCCAGCCGGAAAATGCTCGCCTACTAGTTCCTGTAATTGTTGTATAGCTGCCTGTTGTTCTTCTTGATCTTGGCTCACTATAGCCGATTCTTCGCCTAGTGCGTACACCCACTTTTCAAAATTTTCAAAAGGGTCGTTGTTATGCACAGCAGTCTCTTCGTCTATTTCTGCTTGTGTTGTCATTTCGACTATGTCGTCATAGCCTATTTCGTTTTCTTTCATTAATTTATATAATACCGGAAATACGTTTTTAATATCTTCTTTGAAGTTCCTAACTGTAAATTGATCAGTAAATTGTTCTACAACTTCTTCTGGTACATCTAATCTTTCTTGTGCCTCAAAATTTTCTCTATAAGCTTCATAATGGCTCTGTTTAGATAATGCCTTGATTTGTTCTCTTAATCCGTTTAGATATTCTGAACTACGTTCTACAATATTGTTATTCATCGAATTCATTAGATCATTACGAACAACATAATTGCCAAAGCTCTTTAATTGAGCGATTTCTTCACTCATTCCAATAATACTTTTACCTATGTCGTCATACGGCAAACCGCCATTGGCTACATGGCGTTGCATAGCTCGAGCACCTGCTAGATGAACAAACGGATATTTGAATCTCTCGCCATCTTGATTTTCTACAAACAGTGCTGAAATATTTCTAGTTCTTGCACCCGGCTGTGTGTCATCCATTACTGCTTGATTGTGTTTAATTATTAGTCGAGTATCTTCTAATTTTTGGTAGCTCACAGTTTTAGATCCGTACAAAGAGCTTTCGCTGACAACATTTGTCATAATATTTTCTCCAACTGGTTGTTGTATTACTTGATTTGGTTCAGATGGTTTAGGCTTGTTATATTGAGAAAGAAATTCATAATCTCTTTTATCTAGATTATCTTTTGCGATATCTCTAGTATCAAACGCCATTAATCGTCTTTTGGCAAAATTTCTCAATTCTTTTAGAAATCCGTACCAATTAGTTTTTTGGGTACTGTCCATCGATTCTGTGATGCCAGAACTGAAATAGACTTTCATAGAATTAGGTTCAGCTAGACTTACACTGACGTGTCCTATAGGGCGTTCTCCTTCCATATAGTCAAAGTCAAAAAATCTCGCATCTTCAGGATTGATAGTAATTTGGCCCATCTCATTACCTAATTTCAACCCCTGGAATCTGCTTCTAATTTTAAAGAATAAGTCCGTAGCTATATTATTTGTTGCATTCATAGTTGTATTTATCAAAATCCAGTGCTTACAAATATAGGCATAGGCATCTGCTCTTCTGAGATTTTCTCCGTCATTTTTTCGTAGATATGAGGATCCCAGTCACTGAGTACATTAGCCATTCGTATAACTAACAAAATGCCCGAAATCAAATCGTCATGTTCTCCGGTTTTGGCTCCAAAACCAATACCATGTGCTACATAGGTTTTTAGTTCTGATATCAAGGGTTTTGAATATATCCTCATTTTACTAGTTTCTAAAAGATTTTTTAATTGGCTACAAGCAGAAATTTTAGCAATATCTCGAATAACAATTAAAGCAGCTTCGCCCAACGTATTGTTTTCAACGCTGTAATAAATCTGTGCTGCGCTGCCCTTTTCTTGAGATCTAGTTTCTATGTACTTGCAAATTTCTCTTAGATGTTTTATCTGGGTTTGTATAGGTGTTAGATTATGTCTCCACTCTGCTACCTGTTCCATGCTAGGCATTTCGAATACCTGAATAGCAGCGTAGTCTCCACCTGTGCCTAAACTGGGATCTAATGCTACTAGGTAAGTGGCTCTTGGATCTATATCTTTATACCAACGAGTCTGACCCATGGTCATTGAAGGTTCTTTTCCTTGAAGCTCTGCCAACTTAACTGCATTAATTAGTGTTTCGTCGAAGATCAAGAATTCACAGTCAAATTCTCTACGGAAACGTTCTTCTCCTATTTTTGCTCTTTCAGTTCTTGCCCATTCTTCGTCCCTGTCAGGGTGCTCGTTCCAGTGAGCAAAGTAACTGAAAAAACCGTTAACTCCTATCTCTTGTTCATTACCGTATTCGTCAAATTTCTTACTTGCCTCAGTCCAAATCATAGCGAACTGATCTTCGTCTGAGTTGGGAGTCGAAGTGATAATAGCGCGGCCGCCTGTGGACAAGGTCGGCGATAACGCAGTCCAAAATTCCTTGGCTTTTTCCGGCGGTTGTACGAATGCGAACTCGTCGCAATAAATCAATGAAAGAGATTTACCACGACCTGTGTTTTCTGTGGTAGTGGTTGCTTGAATGCGAGCACCGTTATCGAATTCGATGGTATTTCTATTATAGCTTATAACCCCTGCTCTAATAAAATCTGGAAGATTTTCATAACCATAGCGATATCGATTCATGATATCCTGAGCACCTTCATATTTGTGAGCAGCAATCAGAACCTGTGCTTCAGGAACAAATTGTGTGAACCACAAAAGGTATCCGCAGGCACAGGTAGTTTTACCCATCTGTCGAGGTAGCATAGCGATAACATCTTTATGGTTATGATATGCTTCTATTAATCTTACCTGATAATCGTAAGGTTCGAATGCAATCGCTCCTCGTACAGGATGTTGTATTTTTAGAAAATTTCGCATGAAATACAACGGACCGTCAACCGGATCCATGCATTTTTCTAGATGCTCAACTTCTTCTAGTGTATACTTCTGCGTTTTATGAGCTTTTTTAATTAAAACGCCGTCTAGTGATTTTCCCATAACTTTATTTAATGAAAAAAATAGGCTCCGAAGAGCCTATTTGATTAATTTGAGCGTTTTAAGCGAAAGTCATTCCTGACAAGGTTACGTTGGTTATTGTAACATCATCTTCTGCTGTTCCTAATGCTGCTCTGATTTCGTCTTCGATATTTTCATAGGTACCGTTATAGCTAGTGCTAGCACCAAAGCCATCACCTGTATCAGTTTTATTTAGGTGTACTAGTACTACAAAGCCTGTGGCTGTATTTCCAGGAACGCCCACATAATAAATTTCCGCTAAGGTCTGTAACGCAGTAACAGCTTTGTAAAGATTACTGTTTGCTGCATTAGCAGTTGTTGAAAAATTTATAGTAGCTGAAACGATTTTTAATGCTTGAAGCTTTGGGGTTCCGAAACTTGTGTACGGACCAACTCCGCTGGTACCATCACCTAATAGTTTTCTCGCATTAGTTGTTATGCTAGTTCCGTTAGCTACATCATAAGCAAATAAGTCTGCCATTATTTCACTCCTTTAGCTTCTGCTAATCTTCTTTGTAATTCTGCACGAATCTGTGCTCTTAAATCTGTGTTTTCCATAGCCATCGGATTATCGCCTTGTTTATAACTATGTTTGTACATTGTTTGTTGACGTCCTAATCCACCCGACAACTTATTCATCATATAGTCGGTGTCTTTATATTCAGGTTCAGCGTCATCTTCCATACCATTTGCAAAACCTTCTTCTTTGTCCTTCTTCTTTTCCATGTCGTGATCATCCATGTCGTGATCACCATCATTGTCTAAATCACCGTGTGCTTTTGAAACTTCGTCGTCGCCATCGGGCTCCATACGAGGTTCTTCTTTGTCTAGATCAGGTAACATCTTTAAAGGACCCGCATCTAGATTACCTAAGTCGCCGATGCCCGACATTGGGGGTGCTTCGGGTTTGATGCTCATTATGCTTGGTTCAGCACCTAGACTTGGTAAAGGTGGCATAGACGGTTTGTCCATGTCTGGATTTACTTTAGTCACCAACTTCATTAGATCTTCAATGTTGTCCATACCTTGAGCATTTAGATTGATACTCATGGTAGGAGGAGGTGTATCCGGCTTCTGCGGCATTGATGGCATAGGCGGCATAGGATTATCTCCGCAGCCCATTTCGTTGGTTGTTTGTTCAGGAACAGGTGTATCTATTTCCTGCATCTTAGCTAGTAGTTGGTGAAAATCCATTATTTACTCCCCATGGCGCTTTTAAGGCCGGCCTTATCTTCTTTAGCCTTGGGCAGTTTAAATTCTTGCGGCCCTGTACTTTCTTTTTTTCTTTGTTTAGAAGATTTTTCTAAATCTTTTAAAAAACCTTTATTGAAATCGTCACCAAAATAATCTTTATGTTTAGCATTAGGTGCTTCTTTATATTGGCTGTCAGTCAACAATCCGTCT